TTTTCTTGATACGCTTCTGAATCTATTATGTCCCTGACCTTTCTACCAAAACGAAACGCTAGTTCTGCGGTGTGTGTAATCTGCATGACCTTTAACTTTGGATTACGGCCCAAGATCCACGATGGAAAGAAAGTAGAAGCAAATTCAGACTTGGTGTGTCTTGGTGGCATGTTCACTATCAGGCGTTTGCATTTGCCTTGTGCCACTTGTTCTAGTTTTTCTGCAAATATCTGGTGATGTCTGCCTTCTACAAAGTCTGGCCACATGTGATTGATGTAGGTCAAGAAACTTTCCTGTCCTTCACGCTGTAGTTGTTTAGATTTAAGAGCTTCAGTAAGTTCCAGGAGTTCTCTAGTAGCTTCTGGGTACTGCGCGGATAACCGTTCTAAGTTTATGTCAGGACTTTCCATGCCAAATATTTTGAAATTTTAAAATTTTTTGTGGGCAAATCGTTTTCTATGTTTTCTATGATGAAGGGGTCAAGACCATTTGTCAAAGTTTCTGGATATTCTCTCCATGTCTGTTTTCTTCTCTTATATACAACCCACTCGCTTCGCTCGTAGGGGGGGATAGGGTATAGATTCATTCCAATAGATATTAATGGGCTTCGCTTGTTTTCCGTTAATATTCTATCGGATTCATTCTATACCCTATCCCCCCCTACGAGCGAAGCCGAGCGGAGCGAGGCAAGGCGGACACACACGCGCAAAAAAGGTTGTACATATAAGATATATCCTGTAATATACATATATAGTTTATATATATTAATTAACAAAGGAGAAGATATGAAACTAAAGATAAACATAGTAAATAATAATGAGCAGACAGTTGCCAAGGCGATAGAGCCTAACTGCACCAGTCTCATTATTAATGGCATTGTTGTCATTGCCAATGGTCAGATACTAGAAGACACACCTCTACTAGAAGATCATGAAGCAGAACATGGCGCGATAGTAATGCAAGAGCAAGGATTATTATCATGAGTAAGTTATTTGATTTAGAGTGTGCCCTGACAGAAAGTCGGGGCATCACTAAGAATGCCAAGTACATTGATCTTATGGAGATTACTTCAAGACTCTCTGGACTTGCTGATCATCATGGTTTGCTTGAGGACATGGACGACTATTTGGATAATGTAACAATGCATCTTAACAAGTTGCAAAGTGCAATCTTTCAATGCGACGAAGTCTTTGAATTTGCGATTACAAAACAATCGCTTTTGGAGAAAGAGTCATGAAACCAAGTTACAAACAACGCGTGGTAGCATTAGATGAAGAGACATACTTGTCTCTTCAATCTATCGCCTCTAAAGAATTTAGATCTTCTGTTGGACAGATTAGATTTTGGGTTAACCGAGAAAAAACAAACAAGCAAGCAAAGGAGCAATCATGAGTATGAAAGATGTGTTAATGGAAATAGAGCAGGAGGTCGAGTGCCACCTGCAGTGTGAAACAATAGATGAGTTGTTTGATAGAGTCATGCAGACAGCAGTATCTAAATATGGAGAGGTGCTTGTCGGTTCGGTAGTCGAGCAACTTTGGGATGAGTATTGTAGTTATCAATACTCTAAACACTTCGAAGGAAATGTTGAAAGTGAGGAGTAATCAACCAAGAAGAGAGGGCGACATTAGTCGCCCTTTTTTTATTTGCCAACAACGATCCATCCAGGCTGGCTGGCGGGCGAGCAGTCAGTCAGAACAAACAAGCAAGCAAGCACAACGACTAACCAATTTGTTTATTAGTCTCTAAAAATTGGTTAGTCGTTGTGCTTGCTTGTATGGGATAAATTGTATAGAATGTATATGTGTAGTTAGGTCGGTGAGAGATAATACTATAGAGCCTAGCTACACACTTTTATTAACTAAGGAGAATATTATGGGAATGGATGTATATGGGATTAACCCTGAACTAAAGTCAGAAAAACCGATCGCACCCGATTGGGATACTGCAACTGATGAGCAAAAAGATAAATACTTTGGAGAGTCTCTGCAATGGGAGGCAGAAAATCCAGGGGTTTATTTTAGAAACAATGTTTGGAGCTGGCGACCGCTTTGGGATTATGTTTGTTTGGCTTGTGGCGACACAATGACAACAGACGATTTGCAAGCTGGTCATTACAACGACGGACATAAGATAGAGGAAGAACAATGTGCGGTCATTGTCGAACGGCTGGAGTTCCTCTTGAAGATTGGTGCAGTTGCCAAGTACGAAGTAGAAAGAAAAGTACAAGACAAAGAAAGCGAGGACTATCCGTTTGATGAAGAGAACGTTAAAGACTTCGTGAATTTTGTCAAGCATTCGGGCGGGTTTAAGATTTGTTAAACACTTCTCCTAGAGTGGAGGGCGTGGGCGTAAAAGCTCACGCCCTTTTTTTATGCCTACCATCTTTACCTGGCGTCCCAGCCCAGGTAACTGGCGTTCTAGCCAGAACAAACAAGCAGGCCTCTTAAACCCTTATATCTAAAGGGTTTCCAACTACTATGTTTTATCTCCCAGCCCAGCAGGATCCCAGGCGTCTGGTCAATCAGTCAGAACAAACAAGCAAGCAAGCCCTTGAAAGGTGCTTACCATATACCTTTCAAGGGCTTGCTTGGGCGAGGCCGAAGGCCGAGCCTCCTGGATCCCAGCTCCCAGGCGTCTGGGCTGGCGGGTGGGCAGAACAAACAAGCAAGCAAGCTACCCCGCCAATTGGCCTTTGGTTCTTTGTCGAACGATCAACGCTAATTGTTCTTGAACCAAAGGCCAATTGGCGGGGGACGACAGAAGAAGGGGAGGCAACGACAGACCATGGACAGCCAATTCTCGTACTTGTTCAGGCGCATACAGATGAACGCCATATTTTCTAGGGCTATCCTTCAAGAGGGACTTGACCAAGATAAAAGCTGGAGCATTCTTTCGCTCTTCATGGTAGGCGATTTGATGCGGGGAGAGATTAACTTTGTTACTTTTGCTTACTTTAAGTTCAACAGTGAAATAAATACCCTCTTCTGTAGTGCCTAAAACGTCAGGTATGCCATGATTAACCCTAGACTCCAGCCTTATCCAAGAAAACGCAGTAAGGTTTTTTCTTACTTGTTGCCAAAATAGTTTTTCAGGTTGAGCCACAGTAAAAACATTATAAACAAAGTAATAAATTTATGTTGCATATATGGGATGTATAGTATAGGATAACTACAAGGTTAAACCCTTTTTATTAACAAACGGAGAACGAAATGAGAATAAGAAAATGGAACTACGGAAACTACAGTTCAGATAATTACGGAAGTCACACCCAGGCTTTCAGCGATAGCGAGGGGCATAGTTATTACTTTAGCTACAACACTTTAATTGCGGTGGTAACTAGAACAGGCGAAGAATTTATCCGCGAAAATGTTTGGGGACAAACTACGGGTAAGCATCTTAATTGGATTAATCCAGATCATTCTATTAGATTATCAGGAAAGGAATTTGAAACCGCAGTCACTAAACTACATTTAGAATTGGAGGTGGCGTAGTGAGAAGTGGCGTAATGAAACAGTTAATTAATTCAATAGATGAAATTTCTAGCAATGATGAAATGGCAGAGGTTATCGAGGCTCTCAAGAAAAAAAGAAAGGAGTTAAAAGCTGAGCTTACTTTACATGCTTTAAAGAATTTTGAGGTAGGTGATGTAGTTTTGTGCGATGCTAGAGACGGAGTGCATGAAGCCCTCATAACCAAGATCAACAGGACGACCGCAGATATAGAAATAGGCAAAAACAAATATACTGCTCCTCTTTCAATACTCAGCCCAATCGAGGAGGCATCATGAATGAAGACAACGAAAAATTATTTAGTGCTTTAGATAATATTGCTCACGTCAACAGGTCAGATAGTTTTATGTTATTACCTGAAACAGAAGAGGACGAAAGGCCGTTTTTACTTTCACAGTTACAAACGCAAATCAAACAAGCTATTGATTCATACATAGCAAGCCCTGAAAACAAAGAACGCACAGAGTTCTATAGACTAAACAAAACACCATAGGAGGTGACGCAATGGAAATGAAAGTTAGACAAAAAAGCAAGCAAGCAAAGAAAGTTGTACCTATTAAAAATTTAAGCCCTGATGAAGTTGTGCAAGAAAACATTCTAAGAATGATGCAAGAATTATCCGTGGCATACAAAGATGATATAAGCGAACCGCAAATGATTTTTGATCAAATGTATTGGCTTTCTTATATGCTTTTAAAACGTGCAGAAAAAAGTACCGAGAAACAAGCTCTCATCATGGGATTATTTAACGATGCGATAGGCTCGGCCATGAGAGAAATGTTTTTAGAAAAACACGGGGAGGAGGAATGAGAAAAGCAACAACGCTAATAGACCACAAGTCCTCGACAGGGATTAAAGGTAAAGGGACATCAATAGGCAGAGGAAATCTTAGCACCTCATCAATGCCGAAAAGAAAAAAACAAACACACAAGCAATATAGAGGACAAGGCAAATGAAAACTAAAGAACTAGAAAAATTATTTAAAGATAGATTAGCCAAAGATGGCATAAATAAAAAATGGATGGATGAAAAACTTATCTTTGTTGGGTTAGATGATGAGGATGACAATGAGTAGAGAATTTGAAGTATATAGTTTTGCTAACCACGATATAGAAGAGTTAGAAGAACTTAAAGAACAGTTTATAGCTATGTGTGATGAAGAGATACGAGGTCAAACACAAGAAATAGACTTATGTACACTTACAAAAGAAGAATTTATTGATAAATATGAATATGACTTTGACGCTGGAGCTCATTTTACAGATAGATTGCATTCTGCAATTTCTAATTGGGAAGACCCTGACCCAAAATATTGCCCTGAAACATTTGAATATAATTGGAGACAATTATTAGATGATTACCATAATAAAAAAGATGAAGAGGAGGCCGACAATGGCTAAATATAAAGCAAAAAGATATGTTCTTGAATCAATATGGGAAGAACAAACCGTAGAATGCGAAGCTGATTCTATAGAAGAAGCAGAAGATAAATTCAAAGACGGTTCTTGGGAAGAGTTTGAGGTTATCTCTCACCAAATGGGTGAGTTATGTGAAACTAATCTTGACGTTGAAGTTGAAGATATAGAATTAATAGAACCTGAAACAGAGGAGTCCGACAATGAGTGAAGAATTTAAAACAACATTAGAGACTCACGATTTACCTACACGTATAGAGGTTATTGACCGACCTTCTGGTATATACAATATAAATTATGAAACATTTAAAGAATACTTTGTAGAGGAAGGATTTGAAACCGAAGAAAAATGGGAGTTACACCTACAAGATTTTGTAGGTGTTGACCAAGATGTGATTGAGGAAATAGCAGAATTCTATGATGTTTATTGGGCTTATTGCGACCCTGACGGACACAGGAACAAGGGTAACGATTATTTCGTTATATATAAATAAAGGAGTCCGACAATGAGTGAAGAAAACGTAATAAGTATACAAAAACATATCATCAAGCGGTTACGCAAAGAGCTAGCAGAAGAAACAAAAAAGTATTGCGAGCATTGTGGCGAGACTAAAAAAGATTGCCTTGGTTATAAATGTTGGAGATAGGAGGAAGAAATGGCTAAATATAAATGCAAGGTAGTTGAAACCTACACCAAAGTTATAGAGATACCTGATGATATTGATATAGATAATATTGATTTGTGTGAGGTATATGATTTTTCTATGCCCGATGATAGCGAAGAAACTGTTACAGAATTAAAAGACGATACTATTCCCGACCTGGTTTATAAAGACGGGGAATTTGAGTGAGTGACGACAACATAAATCCTTCTTACTACAAGAAAGGTATAGAGACCACGGACTACATACAGTCTCACAAGCTAGGATTCTTGGAGGGTAACATCATCAAGTATGTTACCCGACACAAACACAAGAACGGCCTTGAGGACTTACTCAAAGCAGAATGGTACTTAAACAGATTAATTAAGGAGACACGGAATAATGGCTAAATACATACAAAGAAAAGACCCTTACGGAAATTTAGAAACAGTTGATGAATTTGAGTCTCGTAAAGAAGCTGTAAATAATCTCAAAGAATATCGCATATATGATACAAGTTCATTTTACTATATAAGTCAAAAACCTTGCAGAGATTGGCAAGAAAGTTATAAGGAGAAAAGCTAATGACTGAAATAAAACAATCAGATAAAAACTTCTTAGACGATATATACGATACTTTGATGAAAAATACACAATACAAAGTTAGAGACTTTACAAAATATAAAAATGTATATGTAGATATAGGGAATGGTTACATACAAATAGGAAAACGCAGATTAATTTTAAAGGAGGAAAGCTAATGAACCTACAAAAGATTACAGGAGTCGGAACACAGTATCTAAATTGCTGTGAGAAGTGGGTTAGATATAACGTGCTTTTAGATTCTAAAGGCCTTCCATTGGTCTATATAGATACAAACGAGAACGCAATACGCAACAACAAGAAATTGCATAAATTAGTAATTAGTGAAATCATTAACAATCTTACAGAGGATATGAATGACTAAAGAATACATTTTAGACAAACTAAGCGGGGAATATGTATTAGTTTGCTCAGACTCTACTCGTCCGACTATACGATTAGGCACGGACGACATAGAGATCGCAAAGACACGAGCAAAACCTTTCATGCAATTTCATGACTGAACTATATAAAGGCAAGTTTGATTGCCACCCCACCATGCAATTTGATTCTGATAACCACGGGACAATAAACTGGACTCTTAAAATGGATCCGCCCGAAAGTATTTATTGGAAGACAGGCAACATAAAGAAACGCGATATACGGATCACCAGCCAGGTAACGCCAGAGCAAAGGAAAGAACTAGCAAGCGAGCTTTACCTAGACCTAAACCCACCGATCAACAACCCAAAGAGGATAAAACAATTATGAATAGGAAAATAGCATACTTAGATAAAGCACAGGCCAAAGCTGTGGTACAAATATTTAGACGCGGGCAATTAGGAGACTTAGCTGTATTCCTAAAGATAGACAGCAAGAATAAAAACGGACAGTATCAATTGTGTATTGATTGCCCAGAAGATACGCATCCAAGATTAGCTAGCAAGCTCCAGGACGTAAGCGACACATTAGTAGAAGCACACAAGCAAGCAATTGAATCTATGACTTGGCAAGAATACAATGATAAAGATGTAGAACCTGAAAACGAAACACTAAAAGATTTCGTAGACATGTTAGGGAGTTATGACCAATGAACCTGAAAGAACTAGATAATACGTGGAAAGAAAATTGCCCAGAAGAAGCAAGCGGTTTAGTTTCCAAACGGGCTACACCTAAAAGATGGGTAATGAAACTGCAGGCTTACAAAAACAAAAAGAAAAGAGCTACTCAACGATAACTGCATCTTCTACTTCAAGAAGAGGTTTATAGTCTCCAAGTAGTTTCTGTATCCTTTGCTGTATTTCTACTTCGCTAAGAGAATCAAGCGTTCCTGTTCTAACTTCTCTCCTCTCAACATACAAGCCAGCCGCACGCCCTCGTTGTACCTCGGCCGAAACTGCCGCAGTCAAGTTACCTTTATCAATAGCCTGGTCTCTAATTTTAGCTAACTGCCTGACGTGTCTGCTAAATGTTACCTCAAACTTTTTGTCTAGCTCTGCCTGGAGACCTTGTATATACCGAACCACAAGCGGGTACTTCTGGGGATTTAAAAGCTCAGAGGCCCTGACAGCTGCAGAGGTATCGGCATACCCAGCCGCTAAAGCACATTCTGTTTGTGTTTTAGATCCATCGTTGTACACGTACTCCTTAGCAAAAAGCAATTGCTTAGGTGTTAAATGTTTATCATTCTTTCCTGATATGTTTCCTGATATTCCTTTAGGCATCTGCGAAGTATATACCAAGGTAATAAAAAGTAACAAGTCCTATTATATATGGGACTTATAATACATAACTTCTACCAGGTTAGCTCTAAGCCCGCATCCTTTCAACATTCTCAGCACTTTCTAACCTGACCTAACTTATGCCAAGTTAGACGGAAACCCTTATAGGACTTATATTTCTACCACTTCTAACCTGAAAAATATATTTTCTAGCTTTTTAGCGTATTCATGAAATCTTTTAGATATATTACAGGTGAGGTTAGGTTTTGTTATATAGGAATCAAAACATTGTTAATAAAATCAATAGCTTACGATCTAACCCC